GTTCCTTTTTTAATACTTCAACTTCAATGCCAGATTTAAAGCATACTACAAAATGGTCATCGTAAACAGTAACATTCTGTATTAACTTTCTTACAAGTACATCATCATATCTTTGGGTTCGGTATTTATTGTTGCGGATAAATTCAATCAGCTCGTTAATCCTCTCATTCTCACCACTTAATGATGCATCTTCCACAAGAAGGGTCTGACGTTTTTCACGCAGGTTATCAATCTCATCTGCCAAGTGTTCATAGTCTTTTCCTTTATTAGCAAGGCTGATTAGTTCCTTCTGCTTTTCTTCAAGCAAGGTGTTAATCTCTGAAATTTGATACTCTGTGGTGTCACCAATTACCGCATGGATGTTTTCTTCCAGTGTTTTTATCATGTTATCACCGCCAGCAAGTAATCTATTAATGGCAGTCATAACAGCATCATATAAATCGCCTTCCTTTACTGTTCGGCTCTTGCATATTTCGGGGCCTTGCTCGATTCTTGTTACACATCGCCAAACAATTTCTTTTCTACCGTGAACATTCCAATATGTTCGTCTATAAATATCACCGCAATCACCACAGAAGGTTATGGTACTCAGAGCGTATTTACTGCTGTAAATTCTTTTATTCTTGTCTGTGCCTGTGTAAATGTTATTCCGGCGATGAAGTTCTTCCTGTGCTTGTAAAAAGAGTTCTTTCGGAATGATAGCCTCATGGCTATTTTCAACATAATACTGTGGGAGATGACCTTCATTCTTGACTCTCTTCTTTGTAAGAAAATCAACTGTAGTGGTCTTTTGCAAAAGTGCATCACCGATGTATTTCTCATTCGAAAGAATTTTCTTTAAGGTTTCTGGTCTCCACTTTGGTTTTCCGGCGGCTGTTAAAATACCATCCTTTTCAAGATCCCTACCAATACCCGCCAGGCTTTTGCCCTCAAGGTATTCTCTATAAATTCGTTTAATGATTTTTGCCTCTCCAGGAACTATTATTAAGTTGCCGTCTTCGTCTTTTGTGTACCCCATGAAACGCTTGTGGTTGACCTGTACCTTTCCTTGTTGATATCGGTATTGAAGTCCCAGTTTAACGTTCTGCGAAAGGCTCTGACTTTCTTGCTGTGCTAGAGATGCCATAATAGTGAGCAGTACTTCACCCTTGGCATCCATTGTATTGATGTTTTCCTTCTCGAAAAATACCGATATGTTCTTCTCCTTAAGTTGTCTAATGTACTTTAGGCAATCCAGAGTATTACGGGCAAATCGACTAATGGACTTGGTAATAACTAAATCTATTTTACCCTCCATGCACTCGTCTATCATTCGGTTGAACTCTTCACGTTTTTTGGTATTAGTGCCAGATATGCCGTCATCTGCAAATATGCCTGCAAACTCCCATTCAGTATTTTTCTTTATAAACTCCGTGTAATGATCTACTTGCACTTCATAGCTTGAATTCTGCTCTTCTGTTTCTGTAGAAACACGGCAATAGGCAGCGACACGCAGTTTCTTTATTTTTTCTTTTGCAACTGTGTTTCCAAATCTTTTTCGTGCTGGAATTACAGTTATACTTTTTTCAGTCACTTTATCCCTCGCTTTCTATCAGATTATATAAGCACTCTGCTCGTGCAATAGGCTCCACTGGAAGTTTACCTTCTACTTTTCCCATCTTGAATCTTTCCATAGGAGGAGGAGAGGTAAAAACTGCAAGTTCCACAATTCTCCCTAAGTCTTTCGCACGTTTATTTCTAACTTCCTCCGCCTTATCAAATGTTCCCTTATCTATGATTGCTGGATATATATCATTTCCGAGATAAAGGACATTTTTCAAAATACGTCCCATCACTGAATGAGTCTTTTCAATACCTGCCTGTTCGCCAGCCACTGTAAGGGAAAGTCCTGATATGTATTTTTCAAAGAACTCCTTTACTTGACCTGCTGACTTTTCATCGACAGTAACAACCCCATCCGTAATTGTATATCCGTATGGTACATAGGCCATTTATCTCACCACCTTTTCTTTAAGGGAAAGACCACACTTCATTTTAAATATTAGTTCATCCCTTGAATCTACAGTTATGTTTTCAACAAACTTTTCAAATGCCTCATCTGTATAATTACCATCAAACTTTTCTTTCGACACATAATCAAGAAGTGCCTTTACCTCGTCCGCCTGTGAAGTGCCATTGGTAAATGACATTACTAAGTTTGTCTTCTCAGCAGTAAGATTTTTTATCTCTATATCTAGGACATTTCGTTCCTTGTTAAAAAGTGCTGGTTCGAGAAACCCTTTTGTCATAAGACCAATAAGAGTATTGCGTTCTTCGGTTAATTGTTCCATGCGCTTATCTATGGCATCAATTCTTTCAAGGTCGCATTCTTCGTCAATTTTGTTTATTGAATCGTAAAGTGGCTCCAGTATTATCTTTCTGCTGAATGCTAGCTTATTCATCATCGTTGCGAATGTTGCTTTTATCTCTCCATCACGCAAAAATAACATGGAGCAACTGTTCTTGTCTTCAATGTGACCTATGCAACTCCAGGCTATATAACTTCTGCCAACAGAATAGTTTGTTTTTCTTCTAAACTTGGAACCACACTCTCCACAGATTATTCTTCCACTCAATACATATCTGTTTTGATAAGTATTCTTAGCAATGGATTTATTACGATTCTTTGCTCTTTCTGCTATCAGCTTTTGAGCCTTAGAGAATACTTCTCTGCTGATAATAGGTTCGTGGTGATTCTTACAGTAAAACTGATCCTTCTCGCCATTGTTAATATGACGGTTGAAGTTGCTGTCCGTATATGTCTTCTGGAAAAGGACATCACCTTTGTATTTTTCGTTCCGGAGCATTTCAATTATCGTACCTGAACTCCAATGGTTGCCTCTTCTTGCAGGAATCTTATCCCTGTTCAGGCCTTTTGCTATGATACTTCCACCTTTACCTGAAAGGCATTCTGCAAAAATGCGTTTTATTATTTCAGCTTCCTCTGGAACAATAACCATCTCACCATTTACATTGGCATAACCATAAGGAGGGCTGCCAATAATGTAACTACCATTTTTAAATTTCTTATTGATTGACCATGAGGTATTTTGTGATATTGACGCAGACTCTTCTTCTGCAAAACCCGAGAGGATAGAAAGCATAAGTTCGCTCTCCATGTCACCTGTATTTAAATTTTCTTTCTCAAAATAAATATAGACACCGATATCCATCAAACTTCTTACCAATTCTAGACAGTCCATTGTGTTACGGGCAAACCGACTAATTGATTTAGTAACAATAAAATCTATCTTCCCATTCTCACAATCACGTATCATGCGAAGAAGTTCTGGTCGTTTTTCCTTTTTGGTTCCTGATATACCTTCGTCATAATAGAGACCTGCAAACTCCCATTCTGAGTTGGATTTAATATAAGTTTCATAGTGCTCTCGCTGTGCTTTAAGGCTTACAAGCTGTTCATCACTATCTGTTGAAACTCTAGCATAGGCTGCAACTCGAAGCTTCGTTTTAGATAATAGCGGTCTCTCCAATTCATTTATTTTTGTTATCTTTTTCATCATCTCACCTCACTTTCTGTCATTACATATATCACTCAAAAGGTCACTAATAGCAAGGGTTTTATGACATAATCTCAGCTAACTTTGGAGAGAATTTCTGACGGTTTAATGCTGATATTTTGTGTAATTCATCATCTGTAATCTTTCCATCTTTATGTAGCATTCCGACAATCATCTCAGCTATATAAAAGTCATATTCATTTTGTAATTGCTCATCTGTTATCTGTTCAATCTCACCCTTGATAGGACAGCCATCTTTCACTTCAAAAACGTTCATAAAAAAACACCTCCTACCTGGTAGCCACGGCGGGAGGTGAAATCTGATGTTTTCACTAATCTTTTTTGTAAAAATCGCATTCATAACCATCGGCATTAAGGAGTAGCCCCTTTGCCCAGGGAGGAACTCTACCCATCTGCTCACATACGCTATCTATCGACATTCGAGGGTCTGCCTCAATGATTACTTCATCATGCACATGAGCCACTATGTTGCAAGTACGGAGTGTCTTCATAGCATGCATCAAAATATCACGGGAGATTGCCTGTACAATGTTTTCTACAAATTTAGGTCCATAACTTTCGATTCTTTCCCATTTCTTTGTTCCACCCACACCTTCATAAGTCACAGACTCACCACCGAAGATATTTTCACCGATACGGGGTTTTACATAGGAAAGCTGTCTGCCGGAAGGGAGAACTATGAATAGCATTCCACTCATGCAATGAAACTCAATGTTATTAGTTTTCTGTGACTTATTTTCCTTGATGCATTTCTTAACAGCACTATCAACATCCCACCAGAACTTTACGATGTTTGGATTTGATGCTCTCCAGGCATTAACAAGGGGTTTCAACTCCTCTTCTTCAAGTCCCATCTCCAATGCACCCATAGCCTTTAATGCACCGATAGATCCACCATATCCAAGTGCTAATTCTGCAATTTTTCCTTTTTGCCTTAGATGACCGTTCACACCATGCTTTTCAACAGGAACTTTAAACATTTGTGATGCTGATGCACAATAAATGTCACCGCCGCTTGCGAATACTTCGTTTCGCCATTCTTCACCTGCAAGCCATGAAAGCACACGAGCCTCAATTGCAGAAAAGTCTGCAACAATAAACTTATTGCCTTCCTTTGGTATAAAAGCTGTACGAATAAGCTGTGAGAGGGTGTCCGGTATATCTTCGTAGAGCATTTCAAGCGTTTCATAATCACCGCTTCTTACTATGCCTCGTGCCTCTTTTAAATCCAGCATATGGTTTTGTGGCAGGTTCTGTAATTGCACAAGCCTTCCTGCAAAGCGACCTGTTCTGTTAGCCCCATAAAATTGGAACATACCTCTGGCACGAGAATCTGCACAAACGGCATTTTCCATTGCCGTATATTTCTTTACCGATGATTTAGCCAGTTGCTGACGGAGCTTGAGAACTTCAGCCAAATGCTCCGGTGCATCCTTTAATAATTCTGCCACAGCCTTTTTGCCAAGCGTATCTGTTTCAAGACCGTTTTCGGAAAGCCAGCCTTTCATCTGCTGTACTGAGTTGGGATTATCAAGTTCTGTCATTTGTTGCATTGCTGACACCAGTTTTTCGTGAGAAATCTCATCCGCAGCAATAGCCTGTTTTACAAAATCCATATCTACCTTAATGCCACGATCATTGATTTCCTGGTCGAGATGGTATTCATCCCATATATCTTCCGGCACAGGAAACTTAATCAATCTTTGTTGTACCTGTGTTTCTGCCTCCACATCACGCTTGTTGTAAGCCTTAAATCTCTGCCATTTCTCTTCATCATCACTTGGCATATTACGAGTTCTTCCACCATTGGATTTGGTAGGAGCACAGGGTATACAGAAGTATCTTATAAGGTCTTTGCCTTCGGTCAGCTTTTGCTTTTCAAGTCCAAGAACGGCACCCACACCCTCCAAGGAAAGGGGAAGTCCCATATAAGCAGACCACACCATTGAACATCTCCATGATGAAGGATTCAGGTAATATCCAAAGGGATAGCCAAGATAACGGGAAAGGCAGACACGCTCAAACTGAGCATTGAATGCCCATTTGATTATGTTTCCATCGGTTAAGGCATCTAGTATCTTCTGCGGTATTTTTTCTCCATTCACAAGGTCAACCACCATAACCTCTCCGCCGTCAATTGAATATCCAAACAGCAATATTTCAAAATCATCTGCCTCCACATAACGGTAGACTCCGCTCTTTTGCAAATTGACAGACGAGTATGTTTCAATGTCGATCTCCAAGTTCTTCATAACATGCCTCCATTCCTAAAAGAAAAAAGGTGGCAGAGGGAGTACCTCCACCACCGTAAGTTACCGTTTCTATTAGGCAAGGAAGTCATCGTCCACAAGAGTAGTGAAGTCATCTGCTGCAGAGGTTTTTCCACCAAGAGGTTCGCCGTCTTTAATCTTTTGAATATTACCAAGACCGCAGGCTACACCCTTATTGCCGTTTGAGTTGAATGCATAAAAGTTAAGAGAAACCCTGCCGTAACAACCGCTGTACACCTCACTGCGGTCCATAATAGGTTTAACGCTTTTGTCTACAATCTGCGGAGCGGTTATGCTGTTGGCATTGACAAAGAAATGCCCCTTGTATGCCTCATCGTCACGCTCTACATCACCGTCACGGAGCGGAAGTTTGATGGTAGCCTTATTCGGTTTCTTACCGCCAAACTTTGCTATACCTTCTTCAATAGCTGCATCGATTGCAACGTTTACTGCATCTATGGTTTCCTTATCATCCTTTGGAATGAGAACGGACACACTGTATTTCTCGGCACCGCCGTTAATAGATACCGGCTCCCAGCCGTGGAAGTAAGAGAGTCTTGTGTTTACACCTGTGATAACTTTAGTTTTATTCGTGTTGTTTGCCATAATATTTAATCCTCCATAATTTCGTTAAATTCGTTTTTTGCATCTGCTACGTTCATAGCCGGTCTTTTATCCGAGTTAGGAACAAGAGTCGGCTTGCCTGGTGGTTTATAAATGAGGTCACCGAGAATTTCCTCAAAT